AAATTTCTTAAATCTGGTGTTGAATCTACTGAATTGATATATTCTTTAAGAATTTGTTTTTGATCGTTTGTTAATAAATCATATTTATCATTAAATTTTTCTAATAATACTTTATAGGTTAAAGTTCTTACATCTTTATCATAAGTAGAAAATTCATCTAATACTGATTGTTTTGAATCTTCTTTAATTTCTTTTTTAGTTAAATGTTCTAACAAAGTTACTTTATTTTCAACTAATTGAGAAGGATTTGAAATTTTAGATGAATTAATATTTTCGATTAAAGTATATAAAGCAGCTAATTCTTTATAATTTGTAATTTTAGAACCGAAAAAAGATTCTAAATTATAATGTTTTTTAATTTCATTAATCAAATTATATTTTTGTTTTTTTAAAGACTTTCTATTAAATTTAGTAGATGCCTCTAATATAGTATCAATAACCAAAGTAGCTCTACCTTCAGTTAATACTTTTGATTTTAATATAGACTCGTATAATTTATATTCCTTACCTAAGCTAGTGTTAACAAAATATTCTTTTAAGATATCAATAGCGGGAGAATTTGCACCTGTTAAGGTATCAGCCGTGATTTGTCGTACTAACAGTTCAAAAAGGATACCTGTATTCTTGTACTTTGAGTGTTTTATTTTCATCAAAAAATATATTTATTTATAAATATGTAAAGTTTTTTACTTCTTTAATTGGTTTTCATCTAATAGTGAAGATGTATCTTTATCTTCTTCAAAAATTAATTTCTTTTGATTTAATTTTTTAAAGATATCTTTGTTTTTTAAAAAAGTAGTTCGAGCACTTTCAAGAGCTAATGGACTTCCTCCTTTAAATTTAGGTCTGATAGAGTCAGAATCATTTTTATCTTTATCTTTCATACCTTTTACACCTAAACGATCTTTACCAAAATTATCATCTTGTGTATTTCGTTTTGTATTAGTTTCTTGTGGACGTCCTAATTTAGGATCATCTTCATTATACCCATCAGGAACATTTCCAGGATCTGTATACATTCTACCTTTACCATATAAAGAAGCTAAATCATGAGGTGTACCGTATGATTTACCTGTTTCAACTGGGTCGTTTCCTTCAGATTCGATTTGGGCTAATCTAAATTTACGTTTGGCATCTTCTCTAGATAGGTCTCTCATTTCATCATATTGATCTTCACTAAAGTGATAAACATTATCATAAATCCAATCAGATGATACTAAACCTTGTTCTAATAAAGATCCAGCTAATTCTGTTTTAGATTTTAATAATTCTACTTTTTCTTGTTCTAGTACTATTGAAGGACTAGTCATATTCAATGAAAAATTAGTTAAAGTTTCATCAGTATAACCTTGAGTATATAAATGAACTAAAGCAATTTTATTCAATTCTGAAAGGATTATTCGTTGTAATCTTTCAATTGTACGAGCAAATCTAATATCTTGAGCTGCTAATGTGGATTTTCCTTCGAGGTCTGCTTCATACCCCATAAAGGCTTTTGGGATTTTTAAAGCAGCAAATAGTTTTTCTCTTAAATATTCTACATCTTGAATACCATCATATTGTAATCCAGGAGTAGTATCTATTTTAGTTGTTTGATCATTTCCACGAACTGGGATATAAAAATCCTCCATCATGTTCATCATATTATATTTTAAATTGTATTCTCCAGTTTTATTATCTTGGAAAGGGGTACGCTTTAAATTTGAAATAGTTTTTTGCATAAATGCATCTATTTCATTTGGAGGAATAGACCCAACATTCATATAGAAAATACGTTTTTCAGGGGCACGAGCAATTCTATGAATTAACATTGCATCTTCCATTAAAACATATTGTTTGAATAATTTACGAGCAGGTTCGATATATGAACGACCATAAGGAAGATAATTAACATCTGAAATAAGTCTAAAATGAGCCATTTCATAGTTATCAAAATATATTCCAGGTTCATCCATTGTACCTCCTGGTTGTTGACCACCTACAGGGTACATACCTGAACTAATGTTAGATAACCCATCTGGGGAATATCTATATCTAATTTCTGTGGGATTTTCGGGGTTGAATCCTTCTTGTCTTTCAATGTGATATGCAGTGTAAGGAATTACATTGTATACTCCATATTTTTCAGCGATTTCCATTTTTAAGAAAAAATCACCATATTTACACATTTGACGAATCCAAGGCCATAAGTTAAACTCAACATTCAATACATCATAAAATAAATTATAAAGTATTTTTTGGATATCTTCATTGGCACTTCTAATTTGAAGCACTTCACCCATATCATTTTTAAGTGTAGATTCATCAGCTAAAATATCAAGTGCTGAAGCTATAATAGCATCTTGATCCATTACATCATATTCTGAATATAATGTTGGTCTAAGATATTGATAGTTTTGATTAAATTGGGCTCCATATAAAGATGAAGGATTAGTAGAATATATTCTGTTATATCTATCAATTAATGAATTAGTTTCTAATTCACCTGTTGCTTGGATAGTACTACTATCCATTACTTTTATTTGATTACCTCCAACGTTGCGAATAATTACATCAGTTGAAAATAATTTTTTTAATCTTGAAAATACGCTTTTATCAGCCATTTGAATATATTTGTATTGTTATAAATATTAACTACAGGAGCCACTTAATGTCTTCTCTACCATCTCCAGTATCTATATGATAAGGGTTATCAGCGCCTTTTGAAAAACCATAACCTCCTTGATATGCTGTTCTATTTACAGACATATTACCTAGGGCATTTTTAGTTGCTGCCAAACCTTGTTGTCTCATTTTTAATGCCGTATCTCTAATATACATTGCTATGCCAAAAGACATTACTAAATCATCATTATACCCACTTTGGGCTTCTGCTCTTCCATTTTTCCAAATAAAGGTTTTCATTTCTTCTATTAACCTTTTTGATTAAATTGTTACTCCGTTATCACTAATATACTCTTGGAATTTACCTACTATCATAGGTCTAGTCCTAGAGGACATTGTAAAACCAGCTACCATTTTGGAGTGGTCTTGATATTTATCAAAATACGAACTTGCATTGGCGGAGTCACTCTTTTGTGAATAGTAAAGGTTAGGATATTGTCTATCTAAGGCTACCTGTATAGTAGCCCACCCAATATTGGCATTTTCAATTACTAACATTGCTTCATTGTATTCTGTAGATAAACCTACTAATAGATGGCCATATTCTTTTGTGCCAATTTGTCCTTTATATTCTGCTACTTGTACATTGTTTGCTACATCAATTACATGACATGCAGAGTAATCTTTACCATCACCTCTAGCAACGTCAGCTACAACAATATAATCCCTAGTATAGTCAGGTGATTCCCAAACCCATAAATTTTGGTCTGCACCTCGTCTTTCTAGTGGGTTTTTTGCAAAGGTTTTTTCATAAAAATCTATGTATTCAGGATAAAATACAATATCACCGGAAGTTGAGAAATCGCAATCACATTCCTGTGCCGCCATTCTAGGATCACCCAATAATTCATCTTGTGAATCTCTCCATTTTTGATCTCTTTCTGGGTGTACATTCCAAGGAAGTTTAATAGGTAAAAATTGATTTTCCCTTGATTCTGCTCTAACCCATGTTTGGTGGAACCAATTACCTGTACCATAGGGTGTAGATAATGCTATACAACCACCTCCAGTTGCTAATGTTTGTTGAGCTGAGGCCCATATTTCTCCAATATTATCAATGAAGGCAGCCTCGTCAATTAATAGCAAAGATACTGCTTCGGATCTACCTGCATCTGAACTTGCTGAAGTGGCTTTTATTTGGGACCCATTTGTTAATCTAAGTGTTAACTTATTATTTTCAGAAGCATCAATTTTAAGCCAGGAAGGTAAATTTTCATACATGAATTTAACCTTCGTAACCATGTTTTTAGCGGTTTCTTGTTTTGTCGCAATACATAAAATATTTTTATCTTTATGGAATACCATTAACCATAAAGAATAACCAGCACCTAGAGTTGATATACCTAGCTGTCTAGATTTCAATACAATATTATAGGGATTATCTCTAAATAACTTAAGTACTTTTTCTTGAAAGGGGTATAAATTAAATTGTATACGTCCCCTTTGAGGATGCTGTATATAACAATATTTACGCATAAAATGGACTGGGTCCTGCGCACATCTTAAGTATTCTTGGCGTATTACTTTTTTT